AAGAAAAGTAGGAGATTACTCCTTATCATAGGAGATTCCTTACTTTCACGCTTCGCCAAAGCTATGTTGGGTCCGGGTAAAACTGGTCCTAGTATCTTGCGTAGTGCAAAGTATATTTCAACTTTCACCAGAGAGGAGAAAGAAATCTTCCAAAAGATGATAAGGAGTACCTTCAATTTCTTGAAGGTTTTATCCGTATCACCTTCCGTTCCCCATTATCTGAAACAGATTAATGAGAAACATATATCGATGATTAAACGTAATCAACCTCAACAGGTGGGTACCTTTCTTAAAAGTGACTATCTTCTAATGAAGAATATGTTACTAATAGGAAAGATCACACCTTGGGATGCTAGTTATTGCTATCGTAAAGTGACTCCGTTAGGAGTACCTCTTTACTTGGCAAAGCTAGTATCAAATTGAAACTCTCTCTCTAAATGAGATAAAGTCTTAATTTTGAGGTTCATACGCTTATATCGATATATGGATAAGATAGGACCACTTGATTTAACAACTATCACTAAAGACCCAACTTTGGGTCAACAGTGAGAAATTGCTAAAACAGGTGATCAGATATTATCTCTCTGGTCTACTCTAATACCTAGGATTAGTTTTTCCAGGGTCCCAGTCACTAAAGACATGGATCACGGCTCTTACTTCTATCCCGGAGCGATTTCGCTCCGAGGTTGAATAAAAGTCGGTCCAGGTGGTAAAGGTATAATGCGACTTCTAATTGAAGTTCTACAATTTATCGATGCACCTCATTTGAAGGAGACTACGAGAATCTTTATTCAAGAATTTCGTAAGTCCTTTAAACAAATGAGTTACACTACCTTCTGGGGGGTTACCCCACAGTATCTTATTGATATAACTTTAGGAACTACCTTTTTAGATAGTTTACGTAAAGTTTTACCGAAAAAGATACTAACAAAGGTAAGTATGGGCCCTCGGGTCCTTACTTACTTCGCAGATGGTATATGTAAGAATCGATATATTGCATTACTAGATTGGTTATCGCAAGGTACCCTTGCCCCCCTTCATCATAGTATAATGTATCTTTTAAAACATAAGTTTGGAAAGACAGATTATACTTTTGATCAAGGTGCCTCTATTGAAACTTTGATAAAATACTCCTCAGAAGGGCGTCAAGCCTGATGCTTTGATCTATCGGCTGCAACTGATCGTCTTCCAATTTATTTGGAAGGGATCGCGTTGCAGGCGATAGGTCTGAGTAGTCGAGGAGTAGAGGCGTGGAAGCACATCATGGTAGGTTATCCATTCACAGGACGAGGGATCAATAACATTAGTTATGCCGTCGGACAAGGAATAGGAGCCTACTCATCATGAGCTTCCATGGCTTTACTCCACCACTACCTAGTACGCTTTGCAGCGTACAAGGCATTAGGGGTGACTAACTTCCGATTGTATCTTATCTTAGGTGATGACATTGTCATCCTGGAACCTTTAGTAGCAATGGAGTATAAAAGTCTAATACTATCAATAGGTATTGGCATTTCTGCAACCAAGACGGTTAGTCCTAGGACGCCGATCTTGTCTGCGGAGTTTGCCTCTAAACTTATTGTAGGATTAGACGATATATCTCCATTACCACTCGGACTTCTCTCTCAAGGAGATAGCCAGTCACTTATGCAACTGGTATTATCCTCCCTTGAGAAAGCATATGCTTTGGGTGGCGCTAATTTAATGGAATCTATTCTAAGATGTATCCCCTCTTGGCTAAGGAGGGTGCCCTTGAAGGACAGTGACTTTAAAGCCCCGCCAGTCCGTGAGGACTGACTAACTCTTATAGGATTTTACCTAGGTTATACGATCTACCGTAAGGTAGTGTCGGATAATCCAGGAGAATCAGAGCGCGTATTGGGTGATAAGCATGCCACTTTCGTGGATTCACTTATACCAGGTACGTCTCTTCATCTGTTCCTTTCTTTGGTGCCTTACCCTTTCTGAGTCGGGTTGCACCGCCTTGTCTTAGAGTCTTCTATCAGAGGACTTACTGCTTCTATTAAGATATCCCACAAGTTTTATCAGAATCCTGATATACTAATGAGGATAATCTTAAAAAGAAGCCGTTGGCCTTCTGATTTGAAAGCTTTTCTGGCTAGGGATGTTTCAAAAGTATTTTTAAATTTACTTAATTCTCCAAATATTGGAGCATTTTGTGATATGAAAAATACTTTTAATTCCTTCCTAACCAAAGAAGCTTCGTGTGGTCTTAAACTGGTCAACTTGGATGAATATGGAGCCATTAGGCGTCCTCGTTTTGAATTGTTGATCAGTCGTACAACCACTCGAGACTCTATTAAAAACCTTTCCTTTTCATTCTGAAGTAGACTTCTTGAATGTGAGGGTCTTGTGGAACAATTAAAATTGTTATCCATAGGTCCCAAAACATTACTAAAGTCTTTTAAAGATGATTTCTTTAAACCAGTAGGTACTCCTACTTCTCTAGAAACCTTAATTGGAAAAGGCGTTAAGCCTTCTTCCATTTCTAAGGTGCTATTGAAGAAAGGGTATCTACTGTGTAAAAGGAAAATCAGCTTTAGAAAACTTTCTCCTTCTGTCTCTCAACAACGAGCAAAACTCTTTGTTAAGAAAAGAAGGCAGAAGTCTATTAAAGTCTGTAAAAGGAAAGGCAAGGTTTAGGTTTTAGAGTGAACCTATTAATTTGGACTCTGGATAATGTGGGACGGGA